GTTTTGGTCTGCTGACCTGTCTAGGTCTGCTTCCGTTAGAACTGAGCCATCAGTAAAATCAATAAGTCTTGCATCAATAGGTGTTTGTCTTTCAATTCTAATAGTTACACCGTTTGCAGGTGCAGTAGTGAAAGTTAATGTAGATGAAGATATTGTAAATGCTGTTGTTTCAACACCATTTAAAAATGCTTTGACATGGCTACTGTCAATAAAATTGAATGAAATGTTATACTGGGTGGTACTACCGTTACCAGTATAAGTTACTTGTGAATATATAGGCATAATTATTTAGAAAATTGGTAAAGGCTATTCAAAGCATCAGGTGGAAGTTTAATACCCATCTTCAACTTCTGAAAATTTGAATTAACCGAAAGTATTGAGTTTTTGAGACTGTATTTTCCAGTATCATCTTTCATACTAAAAAACTTATCAGCTTCACTTATTAAGAGTTGTTCAACAGCAATATGATAATCTTTTGTAATAGATTTTAGTGTTTTTGCTTTACCACCAATATCTTTATTTAATGCGTCAACTGCTCTTGGGTCACTTAATCTTTTATAATTACTTGAATTAATAGTTTGTTGTAATCTTTCATCTAAAGACAAACCACCAATTTTAGTATTTCTTAGTAATTCTTGTAATCTATTATAAGCAGTCTGACCTTGTTTATTTTGAAATAACATAAGGTCTATGTCGCCTTTTAATACATTTTTCATACTTGGAATGTTTACTCCAAGTCTTAAAATCTCGTCTGCAACTGGGTCATTAGTTTGTTCAGAAGCACCAAATGGATTGAATAAACCATTTATTAATCTAGTGTCTTCATCACCTTGTACTTCTAATGGATTACCTCTAAATTCATATTTTGTCTCTACTTCAGCTAAACCGCTTCTTCTTTTAACTTCATCTAAAATACTTCTAGTATCTCTATAGAATGGGTCATTCACTAGTTTAGTATAAATATTAGGTATGAACGAACCTACTTTAGATTTAGCGTATCTTTCCCATTTGTGTGGGTTGTCATCTGTTATAGTTTCCATAAAGTCAGCTAAACCTTTTAAATAAGTTTTACTAACTAAGTTTCTTGTAACTGCTGAACCACCTGCTGTTAAAGCATTTGCAATTTTAGTTGATGGATTTATAAAATCTTTTACTTCACCACCTTGTCTTGCTAATAATATTAAAGTGTTGCTACCAACTCTTTCTATTTCTTCTTGTGTAAGTTGGTTATAGAAATCTTTATAGTCTGCTACTAATCCAAAGAAAGAACCGAATGGGTCAAATCTACCAAACTGTCTGTATTTATATGTACCACTTTCTTCATCATAGTATCTAAAGGCATAAGGTAATCTACCAGTAGACTTACTTAAATCTTTTAGTTCTCTAGACTTTGTAAGTTTCTGGTCTTTAATCTGGCCTTGAACACCTGTTATGTAACCTTGACTGTGTAAGTAGTCAGCATAGTACATTAAGATTGCACCTGTAGCTAACTGACCTCTTGCTTGTGCCATTCTTTCTGCACCGTTTCTTCCAAAGAAGTCGTCTCTATAATTTTTTCTAATGAAACCTAATGGCGTTCTATCTACAACATTTAACATCAAGTTTACTGGTGTTCTAGTAAATGGAAGAATTTGTTTTAGTATTGGATATTCATTTGTAGTATCTGCAATTCTTTTAAAGATACCATTTAATTCATTAGTGTAAGTACCTTCTTCTGCTTTTCTTAATGCAATAGAATTTTGCGCTCTACCAAATTCATCAAAGCCTTCATCAAATACATCTGATACTTTTTGTTGAAACTCTGTTATTGGTTGTCTACTTCTTATATCTGACGCAATTACTTTTGTTTTACTTGCACCTGCTTTGATTGCTTCATCTACAGCATACTTTTCTAATTCTGCTCTATAGATTACTTGTTTAAATAATTCGTCTTCTGCATTTAGAAATCTACTTGGGTATCTTACAATTCTTCCAGTAGTATTAATTATTTTTCCTGTAATACTGTCATCAAGAACTTCTTCACCATCTACTAATTTTGTTTTCTGAATAGCTTTTCTAGGTGTATCTAATTTAGTTCTTGAAGTTAAAACTGTGTCTTCTTTTCTAAACGCTATACCTGCATATCTAACTGCATCTTTTAGGTATCTACCCATACCAACATAAGAACCTATTGCTCTTGAACCTTCGGCTCTTAGTTTTGCTACTTTTGCAGGATTTTCTAGTCCTTTAATACCTAATCTACTTCCAATAGCTTTTTCTAATGGTTTTAAGAACACATTAACCACGTTAGAAGTCATGTTAATAATGTGAGTTTTAGGATTACTTAAAAGAGCATTTATCCATACTTCGTTTAGTACGTCCCAAGTTCTATTCTGTGATGCGTACTGCAAAACTTTTGTTACATCTGCGTTTCCTGAAGCACCGAGTTTTCTAATAAATTCATCTACATCACCACCATATTCTTTAAAATCTTTAATCAAAGTATCTTGGTCTCTTGCTACTTGTGTTTCTGAAGCTGTAGCCGATAATCTTTGTGTTCTTGCTATATTACCTCTTATACTAAGACCTTGTTCTTGCGCTAGTACACGTTTAGGTAAAATTACCTGTAATAATAATTCTTTTGCTTTTGGGTCACTTTTAGAAATGTTTGCAAGGTTTCTTGTAGCTACATTTAAAAAGTTTCTATAACTATTTAACGCTACAACTTTTGCAGGTGCTTGTTTTAATACTTTTTCTAATTCTGAAATATCAGTTTCAAGTTTGTTAGGATTATTTTCGTATAGTTTTCTAGCAGTTCTTTCTACTTGTTCATCACTTACTACAATCTTTTTACTTCTAATTAATTTTTCATAAGCCTTTGTAAAAGCATCTTCACTAATTAAACCTTGTTTATCCATATCAACCATTTTTCTTAGGTTGAAACTTGAAGCTATATCTATATCTAAAAGAGTTCTTTCAAAATCTGTTCTTGTTTTAGAGTTCTTTTGTGCATCTTTAAATGAATTAAAGATTGTATCTTCTAAATCTTGTTCTAAATTTTTTGATACTTCTTTACCAAATTCATCACTAACTCGTCTATATTTTGTAGGATTTATTTTATCAGTTGGTGCTTCGCTAAAAAACTTTTCATCTTCAGCTAACTGTTGTTTATTAAATGGTTCACCGTTTGCTTCAGCTTTTTTATTTTTGTACCATCTGAAAGTTCTAAACATTCCATCTGCTACTGCACCTAAACCTGCACCTTCTAAAGCATTTTTAAATCTTGCTTCTACAAAGCTGTCGTCTGGGTCAGAAGATAGATAATCAAAAAGTGGGTTTTGTAATGAAGGTACTTGGTCATTTATTAAATCTACAAGTCTTCCAGTATTTTCATCAAACGCTTGAAAGTCTGCAACTGCACCTCTGGCAACATTTTGACCTAAACTTCCTAGTTTAGAAAATGATTTTACACCTTTTAATAATCTACCACCAGTAAACCAACCAGTAAGAAACTGTGTTACACCTTTAGTTAAATTACCTGCAATAGTATCTGGGTTACCTTCAAAGTCTGGTAACTCGATAAAATCTTTATCTCTTTCAATTTTTTCTTCTTCAGTAAGTTCATCAAACTTTTTAAATCCAATAAGACCGTTATTTGCTTCATCACCGAAGGTAAACTTTCCAAAATTGAGTTTTTCTCCTAGAGTGTCACCAATATCATCTACAAGTCCTATCGTAGCTTGAACTCCGTCTCTGACACCATCTACAGCACCGAAACCAATATCAACTAAAGCATTTCTTTTATTAGTTTTTTCTATTTGTTTCTTTTCGTACTCAGGTAACTGTAAATATTCTTGTATTTGTTCTTCTGTAAATTGTTCAGTATCGAAATTAATAACAGCACCATTTGGTGCAGTTCTTTGAACTATAGCCATTATTGCTTATCTCCTTGTGCTATTTGAAATGCTGTCTGTTTTTTAAGTATTCTGTCGTATTCTTCTTGTGTCATAGAGTTTGGATTGTCTTTCTTAAATTTAACTCTTTGACCTCTAGTTAAATTGTTAGGAATGATAACAACTTTAGATAAGTCTATTTTAAGTTCACTATCTTCAGCTTTTACACCACCTGCTCTAGTATTAGGCTTTCTTGTTGTCTTTTTCTTTTCGTTTAATTTTTCTGGGTTTGCTTCTTCAACAGGTTTATTTTCATTAACTTCAACATCACCTGTAACTCCACTATCTATTTCATTTGCTTTTAATATTTTTCTTTCCTCAATATCAAATTGTTGTCTAACATATTCTTGAAACTCATTAATTCTAGTTTGTTGGTTTTCATAATTTTTATCAGGATTATTTGATAGCCAAGTTCTAATTCTTTTTTCAAACTTTTGAGGAATTAAAGTATCAACAAAATTTATCTTATTACCTTTTGCTTGTGTTTCTACTAATGTTGTTAATAAACTTTTAAAGGTTGTAAAATCATCAGAAGCTAACAAACCATCAGTCTGAGTAATTTTGTAAGCATTAATTTCATTTAATTTATTGTAGTAATAATTTTCTTTTACTCTATCTATATTTTTATCTAAAAAATCTAGCGCACCACTAAAATCATTTGCTTCAATTAAATCTTGAACTGTTTGTTCTACGTCTTTATTTACTTGTGAACCAAAACCAACATCTCTATTTTTATAAATACTTCTTAATTGAGTTTTTTTGTAATTAGAAAAAGATGCGTACTCTGGGCTTTGTGATGCTTCAGTAAATGTTTCATAATTGTTTGCAAAGAAATGTGCTTCTAAATTTTCATTGTCTAATTTTAATTTATTTCTTTTAAAATCATCATTAGCTTTTTGGTCTATTCTATCGTCTATTTCTTCTTTAATAGCATTAAAATCGTCTTCTAATGATTTAACATTAAATATAACATCAGTACCTAGTTTAATATTTTTAGGTAATTCTCTTAAAAGTTTTTCTGCAAATTCTAAATCACCAGTCTGTGAAGCATATTCTCTCAAACCTTCAAGTAAATATTCTCTAGCAGTTGTTTTACTTAATCCATTATTAACTTTATCTAAAACAAAGTTTGAAATGTTTGCACCCATTTCTGCAAAAGAAAGTTCATCATTAAATTCAGCTTGGATATTTTCTTTAAATCTTATTTTGTAATCTTCACCAATCTTACCCATTTGTGCGGATACATGATTTTGAAATAATTGTTCTCTTGTTCCTGAAGTTTTACTAAAGAAACCTTTTTCTAATGCTACAGCATCAAATGAACTTAATTGTTGTGATGCAACAAATTCTTTTAGTTCTTGATTGTAAAAATTATCAAAAGCATTTGGGTCAGGATTTTCTAAAACATTTTTATCAGCATACTTTTGATATACTAATGACTTAAATTGATTTGCTTTTGAGTTTAAATCTAATTCTTGATACTTATTAATAAAGTATGGGTTAGCTTCCTTTGGGACTAAACCTTTTTCTACAGCTTGATTATAAGCTAATCTATTAGTGTTATATGCCTTTACTGCATCAGCTTCTTCACTTTGTTTTAGTTTTTTCTCTGATACTTGTGCTATTGCAAAACCTGCACCATTAACAAAGTTATCTAATGACTGTGTAAATGCTTTGACACTTCTATCTACTATTGGTGCTTGTGGTGAATAGAATAAATTAAAGTCTCTACTAGTTACCTCTGGTAATTCAGGTGCTAGATTTAATTCTGGGTTTTTTCTGGCCATTATCTAAGTTTCATGTTGTCTTTCATAGCCTTTTGACCGTAGTAAGTATTAGCTAC